GTTAGCTTTGCTAAAAATTATCAACCTCATGTCATAAAATTTTTAAATAAAATATATTTTAGCGATAATAAAAAAATATTACACTCCAAAATTGCTGAAAAATACACACCATTAGCTAAATCTTGTTTAGGAATTGGTACAATTATGTATGTTATGTATATTTATATTATTTTTAATATCCAAGATTTATTTGACAAAAATTATATTTAATATTTTATCTTTCAAGTCATCATCAATATCATCATTTTCAGATACAGTTATTCAACAACCAATTATAAAAATTCAATTATTTGTTTGTAATCACAATCCAAAATATTAAATGTATCAATATTCAATTAGTTTTTCTTAAATTGTTGTTTTAAATTTTGTGATAATATTATACCATACATCAAAAATACCGTGTTCGTTCAAAAAATCTTCTGCTGGTCTAATGTATTTCATTTTATTTTCTTTAAAAAAATTTACTTTGTTTATAAAAATATTTTTAATTTTTTCGTTGGATAAAACATAATTCCAATTTTCAATAATATAATTAAATAAAATTAACGTCAAAATAGCTTGTTTGAATCCTCCATGTGTTTGTTCAATAATTTTTAATAAAAAAGTTATATTATTATTACATACTAATTTATTATAATTTTTGTAAATTAATGTTCTATTCATCGGTATGTTCATTTTTTTTTCATCTATAACAAAAGATATTTTTGGAAATGTTTTAATATATTCATCCTTGTATTTACAATTTTTAAGATCTTCAATTTTAGTACACGTTTTACTATATATTGTACATAAACAATTTTTGTGTTCAACAACAGCACTATCATTATTAATTACTCTATTTTCAACATTTTTATAATCAACAATAACACAGTCATTATCAAACAATCTATTTTCCACATTTTTAATAATTTCAATAATTGTGTTATATTCTGAAGGTAAAATAATATTTGTATTTTTAAGTTCTAACAAATCATTGCTAACTTTTTGAATATTTTCCATTTAAATCATTTAATTCAATTCTAATTAAATTCAATTTTTATTGAAAAAATTGATTGTTTAATAATATACATTTAATAATATATGGTATCTATCATTGATGAAACAACATTAAATATATCACATGATGACAAAGAATATACATGTGAATTATATAAAGTCGATGATTTAAAATTATTTCCAAATTTCGATATTTTTAGAAAATTTATTCAAACTAAAATTGATGAAAATGATTACACAATTAATAAAAATGGTTTTAACTTAAGTTTTCAAACAAAATATGAATTCAAGCAAATTAATTTGAATTTGAAAGAAAATAAATACATGAAAAAAATTAAAAATTTGGAAATTAAAATTGATAACATGAATGAACTAAAAAAAATACAAAAATAATAAATTAATAATAGGATATGATAGAGAAAATAAATTAGAAATTGTGGATGTAAATTCGAAAATGATAAAATGTAATCTACTTGCACATTATCCATCACAATTAATTAAATTAACTAATCTTGAAGAATTATGTTTTTCTTCATCAAATATGTTGACAAATAAAATTTACCAATTAACAAACCTTAAAAATTTATCTTTTAATTACACATATTTTTTATCTCAAAATTTGAATATGGAAGGAATAGAAAACTTAATTAACTTGGAAAAACTTTGTTTGAAAAGAATAAATATCGATAATTTAAATAACATAAGTAAATTAACACAATTGACAGAATTAGTTTGTGATGAAGTGAAAAATTTAAATAGTATTGAAAATTTAATCAATTTAAAAAAATTATCGTTTTACGACTGTAATTTAGATAATTTAAATGAAATTAAACAACTAACAAATTTAACAAGTTTAAAATGCAATAAAATCAATAATTTAAATGGAATTGAAAAATTAATTAAATTAGAAAAATTGAAATGTTTTGAAAATGACATTCCAAATCTATACAATTTTGAGAAATTAACAAAATTAAAAAAGTTATCATGCAAGGAAATTAAAGTTTTTAATGACATACAAAAATTAATTAATTTACAAAAACTTGATTGTCATAATAGTAATATTGTTGACATTAGTTTTTTGAATCGTCTGATAAAAATAAAAAAAGTGTGTTGTAAGAAAATAGAAAATTTTGAAGGTTTAAATCAAATAATTTCATTAAAGGAATTAACTTGTGATGAAATTAAGGATTTCAAAGGTATTGAAAATTTAATTAATTTGGAAAATTTGATTTGTAAAAAAACATATATTTCAGATTTGAATTATATCAGTAAATTAAATAAATTAAAAGAAATTACTTGTTATGAAATTCAAAACTTTGATAACATTGAAAAAATTATTTATTTAAAAAATTTAAACATGAACAAATTAAATTGTTATAGCATTATGAATCATTTAAAAAAGTTATCATCACTAATATAATATATTAAAAATTGTTGATTCTAATCATGTTGTTAATCAAATTAAAACAAAAATGAGATACTTGGATAACATTGATAGAACAATTTAATATATTATATTAATGATTCTATGTATTTTTTTTTAAATTCTATGTATTTTTTATAATTTTCCAAATTTTCATTATCTTTTAATAAATTTTTGAATATCTTTTTTTGATTAAAATAATAATCAAACAATTCATTCTTAAAATTATTTTTATCGTATTCATAATAAATAACTCGATAACGAATATCACTATGATCTTTTAATTTAATAAAATGTTTAGAGTCATGTAATAAATGTAATTTATCAATGTAAGGTTCCATATCATGATTGTTCTCAAATAAATATTTCAATGAATCAATTGATGAATATTTAGATATCATTATTTTATGTAAATCAATATTATTAATGTTTTTATTCATCAAATAGCATTCGTTCATAAATAGATGATTTGTAATTTTGTCAATATTTTTTTCATTAATTTTATTTGCAATTAATTGTAAAATTTCATTATTAACATTATTGATTTTAAAAGACCAATTAAAAGAAAGTAATTCAACAAAATATTTAGCAATACCTTCATTATCTAAAATTAAACTATAATAATCGAATAAAATTTTGATGTTATTAGGACCATATTTATAATTTTCGAAAATATTTGTGGTTTGTGAAACAACTTTTTTTAGAAAAGGTTCATAGTCAACCATATGTTTCAAAAATATATATTGATGTATATATAATTTTGCCATTTTTTCATAATTATTATTTTTTTCATAATATTTATAAAGTTTTTTTACTAATTTTGAATCAGATGTGTAATGTAATCTTTCAAGTTCGTCATCCAATTGAAGAGAACACAAAGTATCAAATAAATATTGTGAAAAATATATCTTATAGTCATTCACAAACAATGGAATGTAAATTTCCATAAAAGGAGTACCAATGACAGTCCAATAATAATCGACATCTTCATTGATATCTTTGACCAAACAATATTCTTTATAATTTTCTTCTATGCAATCTTTGTTATTTTTCAATAATGCTTTTGCTAAATGATAATCTCGATTTTCTTTACAATATTTGTAAAACAAATAATGAAGTTTTCCAGTTGAATCATCTTCAGCCAATTTACTTATTTCTCGTTTATTTTCATACAAATCAATATTTTTAATGGCTTCTACACATCCATTTTTGATTGCTTTTAATATATATACTTCATTATTTGTTTTTTCATACATATTTTCCTTATTATGTTCACTATGATATAACATAACTTGATACATATATTTTATTTGTTATTTATATTTTAATCAATTTTTATTTATCAATCAAATGTTATTTGACATTTCATACAAGAAAATTTCTCATATGATAAAAATAAATTTATTAAATAAACGTAATTTTACATTTCAATTCAATTAATCCAAGAAAATTCAAAAGTGAAGTTTTAAGAAGATATGATTTTTTTTTATTTTTAAATAAATCACAAAAATTTGTTGTAATAATTAAATTATCATCTTTCATGTATATTTTGTTATATTCAACAATATATAATATCCATTCTTTTAGAACCAGAAAAAGTATTTTTTCAAGTTCAAAATCATAAATTAATTTAATATTATTACTAATCTTCATCAATTCCTCACTTTTATTCATTCTAATTTAGTAAATATATTATTTCATGTTGTATACATGAATTTTTCCATCCAACCATACCAAAGATCAAAAATTCCTTTTTCATTTAAAAATTCTTCTGCTTCGTAAATATAATTAATATCACTACCTGATTTTAATTCAACAAATTTACCAATAACACTTTTTTTGAATTTTGAATGACTTAGTACAAAGTGCCAATTTTCTAGTATATAATTAAATGTAATCAATATAACAATAGACTTTAATTTTTTTCCTTTGGTGTTTGCACACAAATCCATTAAAAATCTGATATTTGATGAGACAAAATCACGATCACATGTTTTAATTACCAATGATCTTGTCATTGGTTTATCTATTTTATTATTTTTATCAATTAAATATGATATTTTAGGAAATGTTTTAATATATTTATCTTTATTCATGCATTTACTAAGTGATTCTAAAGTCAAACATTTGTTCACATAATAATTGCATTCACAATTTATAGTAGGATATTTTTTTGTGATTGTCTTTTGTTTATTTGATTTGGGTATATCATCAATTATTTCTTCATAATCATTTTGTTCTATAATTACACAATCAATATCGAATAGTCTATTTTTCACATCATCAATAATTTCCAAAATTTTATTGTGTTCTGAAGAAAGAATCACATTAGAATTTCTTAATTTCAACAAACTTTTATTGATTGTGTCAATATCATCCATTTAAAAATTACTTATACAATATAAACAATAATCAATTTTTAAATTATAAAATAAAATTTTTTAAATTGTTTTTAAATAAACATAGGCCATAAAACTTGTGATAACACCACCTAAACCAATTGCAAAACATAAACTAGCCATTGGTGTATATTCTTCAGCAATTTTTTTATTTAGCAATTGTTCATCATCACCAAGATATATTTTATATAAAAACTCTTGGACATAAGGATAAAATTCTTCTCCTTTATCAACATGAATAATATTTGATTTTGCAGCAGCTGTTTTTGTGTTAATTTCTCCAATGTATCCAAGGGAAGATTCATCCGAAGGAGTAAATTTATAATTTGGTGACATATGAAAAATAACTGGCATAGTATCTATGTAATCATATGATTGGTATCTAAATTTTTGTATTTTTGTATGCAAGCTATTTTTAACTGTAACATCAACAACATATGCTTTATTTGATTGTAAACCTTTAAAAACATTAGCAGAAATTGGTGTAATTCTACTTTTGTAGTTCAAGTATTGTCTTAAAATAAATCTGGCAGTGATTGGAGCAAATAATAATTCAGTGATCATTTAATATAAAAAATTGATTTATAAACTTTTTGATATAATCATTGTAGAATGATGTCTGAAAATACCATTTTGCAAAACAATCATATTTTGATTTGTATTGATGAACAAATAACAAATACTGATCAAGAATTAAATTACATTAAAAATAATTTTTGTGGTGTTGTTATTTCCAAATTAATACCAATAAAATGTCGCAACACAATTATTTATATGTGTGGGGATATTCAAAAAAATACTGAAATAATCGATAATGAATTGATATTTGTCATCAAAGAATATTCTTATAATTATTCAGAACAACATAACTTGATCACTTCTGGAGAAACACCTATTAATATTCATAATGTTGGAATTTATTTTAG